GGCTATTCCAAAGCAACACGGCCGGACTATTAGGTGGCTTAATTTTCATTGCGCTATCTATTGTTCTTACGAAGGAGGATGAATAATGACAACTGCTTGGATTCTTTATTTTCTAGGCGGCCTTGCATGTGTTGCGGGGATTTTGGTGCTTCAGCATCTTGGTAGCAAATGAACTTATGGGTCGCAACAATGATTCTGGCCTTGGTTGTGTTCTGCGTAATGGCTGGATCAATTCTCTACTTTGCACACAAAGGCTAACCAACTATTCGGAATTTCCTAATACTTCAAAAGCTCGCTTCGGCGGGCTTTTTTATTGCCTGTAAACAAAGGAAAAACATCATGCCTAAAAAGAAAAACACTGAAATAGTGATCGATAGCGATATCGAAATTCCACTTGTAGTGCACGCTCTGGAATATCAAGTCACTTTTGAAAAGAATTGCGCATACTACAGCAAGAATACAAAGAAAAAAGTCTTCCACGACATGATCGCTCAAAGGTATCAAATCATTCTGGACGCGATCAAGTCCGCTAAATAAACCGCAAGCCCCGAATTTGGGGCTTTTTTTTATTGCCCTCAACTATTAAGGAAAACTTGATAGTTCAGACCATTTTCAAAAGCTCCCCAGGCTTTACCAATTTCTTAGTTTCATTTCAGCGCTTAGGGGAGCTTTTGAATGTGGTCTTTTTTACATAGTTTTATAGGAGAGAAAAATGATCTTATTACCGGATGAACAAAAACAGATTTTTGATGCAGTTGTTGATGACATCCTGACAGAAAGAGGCTCCGCCATTTACCTCACCGACGCGCTTGCGTATGCAGAGCGCGCTGTGGTTTCTGCCCTGCTCAATGGCAAGAAGGAGATAACACTTGATCTCGGCCACGTTGTCCAGACTGCTGAAGCTCAAAGAGAAGCTAAGGCACTTTTCAAAGAGTACGCAGCGGATTTCATCTGTAGTCTTGGGATGGAAGCGATTGATAAAGACATCTACCCAGATGTTAAAAATTAAGGTCTTTACAAGTCTCCATGAAACTCGCTAAACTTATCTCGTCTGCAAAAAACAGACGCGGGCTTGGCGGCCCGAACTCGATGGCGATCAGTCGCCGAAAGGCGTTTTTTTATGGCTGATTGCAAGGGCGTTCTAAAACGGAACTCCCTTTAAAAGTCTCTAATGAGTGAGGCTAAGGGCAGTCGAAAGACTGGCCGTATCCATTGAGGCGGTCCGCCAACCCTTAAGCCTTGCTCACCATCTTGGCGGATGGCGCAAGTTTTAAAACTCAATGGAGACTTAAATGTCAAACTTAGCTTTCACATTCGAGAATACTTCCCTCTCGATTCTTGGCGATATTCTCAATCCTCTATTCATTGCCCAACAAGTTTGTTCCATACTTGGATACAAGCTTGCAAGAAAAGCAGTCGCAGATCATTGCGACCCCGAAGACGTTTGCAAAGTCGAAATGCAAACCAACGGCGGAAGGCAGTTAGTCAACTGCGTCAACGAAAGCGGCTTGTACGCCCTGATCTTTGGCTCAAAACTTCCGAAGGCGAAACAGTTCAAACGCTGGGTCACAAATGAGGTTCTCCCGGCAATCCGAAAGCAAGGTTGTTATTCAGCTCAGGAACAAGACAACACAATAATCTCCAACGAGCAGCAGTACGAACTTTCCAGCCGCGTGATGCGCAAAACTCATGCCCTGTTCGGAAGCAAAAACTACAGCTTTGTTTACCGAGCACTCAAGAGACGCTTCCGCATACCACGCTACACCTGCCTGCTGCAAAGAGATTTTGAGACTGCGCTGGCTTTCGTTGACGGCCTGAAGGTTTCGGATTTCAATGTGCCGGATGTGAAAGAGGAAAGTCCGGCACCAGAAGTAAAACAGGTGCACGCTAAATACGTCGTCCAGTTTCCAATCCTCACGATCAGCGCTTCTAACCCTGCACCGTGTCCGGCCATTCCTGCCGTCCCCGTCAGCAAGCATTACATCACTGACAATGAGCTCCAGGCGATCAAGTCTTTGATTTACTACTTCGATGACTTGTTCAAGCCGCAAATTCAGTGGGCTTCAAAAGAAGCTTACAGGCAGGGACGCCCTGACGCTTCCCGCTTCTACGATGTTTGGCATGAACCGATGTGGTTCATCAGCCGAATGAGACAACTTGTTTCTCGTAACTCTTAATTTCTCTTCTTAAATCCCCGCCTGAGCGGTAAACAAACTGAACTCCTTGGAGCTCGGGTGGGGAGCCTTTTGCCTATCGGAGGCAATCATGCTGAAAAAACTTTTGACTGCGAAAAATGCAGACAGAGATAACTACTGCCTGCTCCTTGTTGCCATGGCTCTCATTCTCACTATCGCCTATGTTGCATTAGCAGCAGACGACATTCAACGGAGTTTCGGAATATGCGGATAACACCTCGCACATGTCCAGGCCCGGGGGACCTCTGGCAACTGAGCTGGCAGGAAGAAAAGCACCAAGCTGAGTATGAGCGCCTAGTTGAGAAGTTCTTTGAAAAATACATTCCTGAATATTGTGATGAGCACATCAACGAGCTGGCAGAGGCGGGCGAGGATGAAAGGCATCCTGAAATTGAGCCCGTGTTTGACAAATACCTGGAGAAGAACGAATGGCACTGAGTTTCAGTTGTTGTTAGAAGAATGTACGAATGAGACTGCACTTTTTGATTAAGGATATTGAGTATGTCAAAGATTATGAATTGGATGATGGGGGAAGCTGAGGCTGGCCGCTTCGAGTTTCATGAGCCACCAGACTATCCCGACGAGGCCGAGTACTACGGCTGTGGGATCAGCTGGGGACAGGCGCGTGAAATGCTCGATAACGAACCATCTGCTCCTGAATGGACAGACGAGGAGCTGAACGACTGCGAGCGCCAGTGCGCTGAGCGGGAGCAAAAAAAGAACTTCATCCCGTTTGAATTAGATGAAGTTCCTTTTGAATTTTGAAGTTAGACCATATGAATGATCTTGAGGGTTGCGGCCACAACCCTCTTTAAAAGGATAGCACAATGACATTCACATTTAAAAAAGCGGTTCGATCTGAATCTAAACTCCGCCTTGCCCTGGAAGGTATCAGCGGCTCTGGCAAAACTTATTCCGCTCTTCGCCTGGCTAAGGGCCTCGGTGGGAAAATCGCTGTTGTCGATACCGAGCGCGGCAGCGCCTCTCTTTATTCTGGATTGCCAGGCATTCCTGAGTTTGATGTTCTGGAGCTCACTGATAGTTTCAGCCCTGAGGTGTACGTTGATGCCATTCATGCCGCTGAAGAGGCTGGCTATAACGTCATCATCCTGGATTCCATCACGCCTGAATGGTCAGGTAAGAATGGATGCCTGGAGCTCGCTGATCTGTATTCAAAAGGAAATAGCCTGGCGGGCTGGAAGAAGGTAACGCCTCTGCACCGTAAGTTCCTTGACACGATTGTGAACAGTAAGTGCCACATCATTGCAACTATGCGAAGTAAAGCGGCTGTTTCAATGGTTGATGGAAAGGTCAAGAAAGTTCAGGATAAAACAGAACAAAGAGACGGCACTGAATTTGAGTTCACGGTTGTGCTCTCGATAGACCGCGATAGTCATAACGCAGTCGCCAGTAAAGACCGTACAGGTCTCTTTAAAGACCCTGAAGTCCTCACTGAGGAAACAGGTAAAAAGCTCCTTTCCTGGCTGAGTGGTGCTGCCACCATCTCTCCAGAGATTCAGGCTGAGGCCGAAAAGGCCGCACAACTCGGCGTTGAATCAATCAAAAACTTCATGGCCTCTCTGAAAGAAAGTAAGCCTGATCAGCACGCTCTCTTCTCTGATGCTGAGAAAAAACGCCTCTATGTAGTCGCACGGAAGGCAGACATTAACGCAACTCAACAAGGTAAATAAGCATGCCTAGCGTCAATAAAGTTTTCATTCTGGGTGCTCTCGGACGTGATCCCGAGACACGATTCACAAACACCAATCTTCAGATCACTTCGTTCTCTGTTGCCACCTCCACATTCCGTAAGGGAGACGACGGTGAGCGAAAGGAGGAAACAGATTGGCACCGTATTACATGCATTGGTCGCACTGCTGAGGTTGCTCAAACCTACCTTAGCAAAGGATCAAAGGTTTTCATTGAGGGCCACTTGCGGGTGCGCAGGTGGGAAAACAAGGAAGGCAAAACACAATACTCAACGGAGATTGTGGCCGATAACCTTCAGCTCCTCGACAAGAAGTCCGATAGACCTGCTCAAGGTAAACAAGCTCCCCAGGAGGAAGCACCTTACACGGGCAATCCTGAAGACATTCCGTTCTAAACATTCTTTTACGTTAGAAGGCGCGGCTAAAAACTGCGCCTTTTCTTTTATATGAAACTTTATGAAATCCCAAATGCGCTGAGAAAGGCGCTGGATGACGTTTGTTACAACGACGAGACTCAGACTGCTGCTGGTCTGGAAAAGTATCAAGAAGTTGAAAACGATGCCAAGGACAAACTCGAAAACACAGCCTTCTATCTTTGCGAACTGGAGCACGAGGCCGACGCGTTAAAAGCAGAACAAAAACGATTTGCAGACCTGGTTAAAAGTAATAAAAAGAAACAAGAGGCCATCAGAAAGCTAATGCTTGAAGCTCTTCAGAGCATGCCAGATCAAAAAGTTAAGACAGCTAAGGTCTCAATGTGGATTAAGAAAACCACTGCTCTAGAGATTGATGACGAAGACAAGATCCCGCAAGAGTATTTCAGAGAAAAACGCTCTATCGAGCTTGACAAAACAAAGCTCAAAAACGACCTGGAAGAAGGTGTTTTCGTTCAAGGCGCTTGCATCAAAGAAAATCAAAGTATTGTGATTCGCTAGGTTTCAGTTGTTGTTGAAAGAATGTAAGGCTCAATCGCCAGGCCCTTCGGGGCCTTCTCTTTTGAGGTCAATATGCAGTTTGAATTCATTGACTATGACGGCGGGTATCCAAACCTCTGCTTTGGCCGTCTGAAATTCAAGGCAGACGGGAAGATCTATGAAGAGGTTGTCTCGCTTATCTCTGACGGAAGAGAGACATCATCCGTCTGCCACCCGCACGGTGGCTTTCTTTTTGCCCTGAGCGTATCTCTGACTAATTTCACGTAACTCTTAATCAACCCCAGCCCCTCCATTGCGAGGGGCTTTTATTTTATTTATATCGACACATGGCAAATAAAGAAATAAGTCCTCTTGATCAACAGATTACCGAGCTGGCGACACAGGGGCTATGTCCGTATGCGATTGAAGAGAAGCTCGGCATGCCGCACTACACCATCCGTATCGAGCATCACAAAGCGCTCATGGCAGGGTATAGCGAAAGAGAAACACGCCTTTCGACGAAAGCGCCTAAAAAAACAGGACGCAGGAAAAAGTACGCGACACCAGAAGAGGCTAAGGAAGCACGCGCGCGACGGAAACGAGAGCGTTACAGGAACGATCCTGAGTTTCGGCGCCGCACTATGGAGCGGAATATGCGCTATCAGAACAAGCGTTATGCCGAAGACCCCGAATACAGACACATGCGCAGCGGGTATAGCAGGAACTCATACAGAAGACGAAAGGAGGCAGACAATGGCAAAGAACAAGAAACGCATTGAGAAATCAGTGCGTTTTTGTTTTTATGGAGAAGTCATTATGAAACCGATACTCGATCCGATGTGCGGCTCAAGAATGTTCTATTTCGACAAGAACAATAAAAGCGTTCTTTTCGGAGACATTCGCGATGAAACACACTGGACGCGGCAATACAAAAAACTTGAAATCCACCCAGACCAGATTATGGATGCCAGGAAGCTCGAGTTTCCAGACGAAACCTTTTACCTCGTGGTCCTCGATCCGCCCCATTTAATCAATTGCGGCAAAACCTCAGACATGGCCAAAAGTTACGGCGTCCTGGAAAAAGAATGGCACGCAGGTATGAAGGCCATCTTCGATGAAGCCTGGCGAGTACTTAAACCCTATGGAACTCTTATTTTCAAATGGGCTGACAAAGACGTGAGCCTGGCGGAACTGCTTTATGTACTCGAACGGCAGCCAGTCTTTGGCGATAAAAAGCCGGCAGCAAACAAAGCCGGAACAAACCGTTTCTTTTTAGTTTTCTTTAAGGATGAATGATGGGCAAAATTGAAATCACAAAAGACGAGGCGCTGCTGATGATCCGCCTCGTTTATTTTTATCTGGACCGCGCCTGCTGTATGGAAAAACGTGACAACAAAGAGATTGGCGCAAGCATGGAGCTTAAGAACAAACTGAAGGAGCAGGTAAACAGAGTGCTCCAGGAGGAAAACAATG